AGTGGACGGCGGCTTGACCGTGATGGACATCCTTCCCAATTCCACACTGTTTCTTCCAGGCTGCCACGCACCCGACGTCGGGCACCGCACGCCGTTGGACTCAGTGCCTGAAGGCCTTGATTCACTTCGTATTTATTTCTCCGGTCTGTCACTCGAACCAACCCCTCCTTCCGATGCCCCCCCTGCTCCCGAAACGGAACCAGTAGTTTTCACTGTCCCCGAGCTCTCCAGCAGTGATCCCATAGAGCATTTCCTACCCCCGGCCATGCGTGAAGACAGAGAGATCTTCTCTTCCACCTACGGTATGTCTTCCCTTTTCCAGGACGACCCTTCACGTCTCCCCATCGCCATAAGTGATGCCGCTTTCGCAAAGCAGATCTTCATGCATCAAAAGGCCACCGACAGTTCCTTCTTTGAGGCCACTTTGCGCCGGCGTATTGTGTTGGCCTCTCGGTCCCGCAACCTCCAGCAACTGCCCAGGGCTGAACGCCACGCTCAGGCTCTCTATCGTGCCTTCATCCCACTCCTCGGCCTGGCTCCCGGTGACAAAATTCCATTCGACCAGGACCTGTTTGATTCTTGCACGATCAACTCGGAGCTCAACAAGCTCAGCAAAGGTTCCGGTGCCTTGCTCAACAACGCCGATCGCTCCGATCCTGACCAGGCACAGACCGCGGAGTTTGTGCGTCTCTTCGCCAAGTCCCAGGTCAAAGCGAAATCCGAGACCATCAATGTCGCCGGCAAGGCTGGTCAGACCCTTGCTCTGTTCCAGGACCGTCTTCTCATGCTGTTGGGGCCCTGGGCACGTTACCTTGCCACCCAAATCAGACGTCGTTTGCCCCCATCAGTTTTCTGGCACAACAAGACCTCACTGTCGGATCTTGACGATTTCGTCAAAGCCAATTGGAAGAACCGTCCCTCAACCACCGCCGACGCCACTTTCTACGATTACCATCAGGGAGCACCCGGACTGCTGTTTGAACAGATGCTCTTCGAGACTTTCTCCATGCCCCAGCCCCTCTTGGCGGAGTACATGAGGACTAAGGTGGACACTCAGTGCTTCCTTGGCCACATGGCAATAATGCGTCTGACCGGTGAATGGTTCACTCTTGATGGTAACACCTACTACAACATAGCCGATTTCCTCCTCCGACACCCTCAATGTTTGGGACCCCTTCTCGCCCCGCCCACATCACCGGAGTTCAGGTCTCTCCTTGTTGTCGGTGATGACAGGTGCTACAACGACGTGGTTGTCGACCCAGCCGAAACCTTCCTTTTCGCCTCGTCCTCACCACCGCAGAAGTATGAGGTTGCGCTCACCCCTTCATTTGTCTCATTGATCGTGACCAACTACGGTGTCTTCAAAGACCCTGTGACCTTACATCTGCGATTACGTTACCACCAGCTCTCCGGCACCCTCGACAAGGTGATTCCCTCCTACTACCTGGAACACAGCGTTGGTCTCACCACCATCCGGAACAACTACGAGAAACTGACGGAGCTGCAGGTGGAATGCTTTGATCGTAACTGCCTAATGTTCCAGCGGTACCGGAAACGTATCCCTACCTTCATCCTCGGCACCGTCCAAGCTTTAAGCACTCCCTTAGCTGTCTTGATGGACCCTCGCCGCCGTCCCCTACTGCTCCGGCTAATTCGTGCCTTCTCATCTGCAGCGCCTGACTTGCCCGACATCATGTTGCAGCTGCAGTC